CTGAAAAGCATTTAGGACAGGATAAATTAGTCATCACTGAAAACTCAGGATAAGTTGGCATAGATTCATCTATATCAATGTCACCACCCCAAATTAATTCAGTATTGCACCAATAACAGTTCATTTTGTAAATGGAATAGATACACCTGTTGTACTTGGTAAAGAATTATCTAATACTTTAGGCATCATTCCTTGAACACCTTTAAGTACCTTATTCATCATCTTTGTTTGGAATTGTTCTGATGTTACATATTTATATCCAAAGTACCCTCCACCAATAACAGAAGATACCATTATGAATGAGACAATACTTAAAACATTAGCAATTTTTTGAAACATGATAAAATTTGCAATTATTAGAGCTATGTCAGTTATGACATTTGCTACATTACTGCTAATTATAGGTCTATCCCCTCTCTACGTCACTATGGGGATAATGACAAGGCAAATGCAAGAAAAAGTTAATTAATCGTCAGCAGCTTCGGCTGTGTTTCCCTCTGCTACCCACTCAAGGTACTCTTGGTAGTCGGTGTTTGCTTCGTCATGGGGAATAAGTGCACCATCTATTTTTCTTAATATAGATGTTAGTCCATTCATTGTTGTTCCTAATTTGTAATCAGCCATTGTTAAAGCTCCGCATCTGCTAAAAATTGATTTGAGTTATTGGCTATTAAACCAATAACATAACTTCTTCCTTGTACTACACCACTAAAATTTTGTACAAAAACAAGGTACATATTTTGAGTAGAAGAAAAATTACTTGTACCAGCATGAGCAGAGGACTGTGTACTATTCAAGGCATTATCTCCCTGTGCATTTAAAGCACCTGATACTGTAATTGTAGGTGATGATCTCATGTCAACACCAAATCTTGCATGTACTGATGCCATTGTAGTTCCATCTCCACTACCACTACCCTGTGCATAAGCTACTTTTGTAAAATACCTCTGACATAAAGCAAGCTCTTGTGCGAATGACCTATGCTCAAAATCTGTTGCCACGCTGCCTACTTCAAGCTGTAATCCCGTAATTTCAAATGTTGCATCATTTGTTGTCCACCATGTTGTTGCCATTTCGAATGAATGTTTAGGGTCTGCCCAAGCTGACCAGCTATCTAATGTAAGTCCGTTAGTTGTATAAGTTGTTCCAATATAAGGAAAAAACATTAATCTTGCACCAGCACCATTATTATTATCAATTTGAATATTAGAATTTCCAGGAATTGTTTTTGTTACTTTAGTCCAAGTATTAGCGGATAAAGAACCCGTTGATGTATTGTAAACTTGACTTGTTCCATCTAGTGTTCTAAAAGTAAATGGAAAAGCCTGTGCAACACTTGATTTAATCCAAAAAGACATAGTTATATAACTTGAGCTTGAAGAAAAATTCCAACCACTATTTGCTAAATCTTGAGCCTCAGGAAAATAATCAACTTGAATATAATCGGTTGCACCTGCACCAGAAGTTTGGTTTCCATTGGTTACTTTAAATGATTTTTTGAATCCTAATGTATAAGGTGTAGTTCCAGCAGCAACATCAGCTTGAGCAAAAGTAGGTGCTTCATCTGCACCACCATAACTTTGCTTAATTCTATCAACTGTGTTGTAGCCATTAGAAGCTGTAGATGACGTACCACGTTGAGCCACTTGCATAGCTCCGTTAATTATTAAATTACGATTACTTAGGTTATTAGTAATATTGGCAGTACACGTTCCATCAGTATTGTTGACAGTAATAGCAGCAGTACTAGCTCCTACCCCTTTGATCGAATTTACTTTGATCTCTGACATGATTAACTAGGTTTTGGATTTGAATCCTTGACGTTTTTTATGTGGGTAGCCCACGTTCCAGTTGTATCTAGTTTACCCGCCTTCATGTCGGTATACAACATATCAAGTTGATCTCCCAAAGAAGCATACACAGTAGAACCATTAGTTGTTCTATCGGTTTTGTACTTAACAGCAGCAGCTTCAGCATCTAGCGTGGTTCGTGCAGCATCTATCTTGCTTTGTTCAAGAGTTACAGAGTTACCATCTTTATCAAATGCACCCGCAGTATCATCAATAGAAACAACTGTTGAATATGCTTTGTAAATAGCTTCGTGGTCTAAAGTCATTATGAGGCAACCTCCTGCACTAATATTGAAGATGCCAACCTTGTAGAATAAGTACCGCCATCATTACCTGTTTTATTAAGATAGGCAACTGCATTATTTTGCCGACACCAATGAACAGCGTAAGTTACTTGTGAAGTAGTGTTTGGACTATCTAAAAAAGTTAGAGTTACAGGTTGTGTTCCATAGTAACCTTGTCCTGTATCGCTTCCTCCATATCCAGACCAACTTATATCATTAAAATTTGCACCAGCGTTAGCTCCTGTATAAATAGCTGTACTTCCTCTTACTAATCTTAATTGTGTTGCAGTACCACTTTCGCCAATTTTTAAATCTGCTATCACTAAAATTTTACTAGAACTAGAAGAGGGTGTGATATCAACCGACATTCCAGATATTGCAGCCATAGAAGTACTATTAATGCTTGTAGTATCTGTTTTAACTGTTTGTTTTACTTGAAGAATTTTTCCTGTTGATGTATTTGATGTAAGCAAAGTTGCATCAGCTTCATCTGGAATTGTAAAAACTCTATTATTTGCGGAAGAAGAGGGTGCTTGTAAGCTGAAAGACCCACCACCTGATGCTGCGTTTAGTTTAATCTTTGCTGTCATTGTTAACTAGGTTCAGTAGGAAAGGTAACAGAACTCATATCTAAATTACCATTAGAATCAAGAGTTGGGGTGCTACTGGCTGGTAAATCACGCAAACTTTGACGATAAGTTTTCCATTCTGTCTTTTTACTTGTACTTAACGGTGAATCAGTAAGAACAACCCAATCACAAACTGTTAACAGTCTATCTCTTTCTACTCTTAATAATCTCATTGCTTCTGCATTAGTTAATCTAGTTACTTCAGCGTCTATTTCAGATTCAGTTGGTTTTGTGTCGGAACTTATCCAGTTTAAATCTGCATAATCAAAACCTCCCCAACTCCATTTGCTAGTTGGTTTTAAAGATGTTACTGCTTTATGCTTGTCGTATTTCATTATGCTCCTATCTCAAATAATGTCATTGATGACTGCATACTTTCTCCAGTAATTTCTATTGTTTCAGCATTATGTGACCCTACTTGTATCTTATAGTTTATAGTCGTAGACCCATCTCCACCAGGTGAACTGTCTAGTAATGTCCAAGTACTTCTGTTTCTACTATGAGCAGTACCAGTAGGTGCATAATCGTAAATATCATACATTCCACCAGAAGTTAATAGTCCAGTACTACCTCTTAAAATTTTAATACCATAACCTTCGCCACCACTTGCAGCCGAGTTTAATTTAGAATGTAAAGTTACTTGCACTAAAACTTTACTATTAGTTTGTGGAACAATATCTGCATTAAAATTTGTAACATCAACAAATGAACCACTACTTGTACTAAATTGTGTTGTTGTGGCATAATGAACCACTTGTAAAAGTTTTCCAGCACCTATACCAGTTCCACTAACACCGCTATTAGTGATCTGCATACGTTCAACACCACCAGTTGAGAACTTGATAGTGTCAGCAGAGGGAAAACTTATTCCTGTATTTGTATCATCTCCAACAATACTTGGTGCGGAAACTGATCCAGCTACACCTTTAACACCAGTTGTTCCAGAAAGTTCTAAGCTCATAATTAAATAATAACTAATAAACTGCCAGAAGGCACAGTCACAGTAACACCAGCATTTACAATAGGACTTACTGTGTGTGCATTTTTCCCTGATGTTATCGTATAGTCTGTTGTTACATTAGTGTCCGATTCAAAAAACACTTCATCATTACCTCCTCCCGTAGCTCCAGCACCACCTCCCACAGCCGTGAACTCAGATCCGTTATATATTTCAGCAGAAGTAGTTGTACTATTAAATCTAAAGTCTCCTGTCGATGGCGAACCAGGTCTTTGTGCGGTAGTTCCAACGGGTATTTGTAAAGCTGTTGTGTAATTATGTATGACATCTCCAGTAAATGTTGTTCCTGAGACTTTAGCTAAACCTAAATTTGCCTGTGTTACATCTCCAATCTCGATATACCCATTATTAGCTGCATTTCTCAGCTTCATAAGGTTAGATGTTGTATTAACTGATAATTGGAACGCAACCTGTGTACCACTAGGATCTGCTGATCCACTATTTAAACTTTGTATGGCAGCAAAGACATTATTAAGGTCAGTTCTTACAGCAGAGCCTGTACCATTGTCTATTGTATAGTCTGTAACTTGAGCCATTTAGAAAATCACCTTGTGCATATTCTACCCTCCTTTACCAAATCCGACAGCCTGATAGGTGAAATTTCTATCAATCGAAGCATTTGATGAATTTTTGAAGTGAACAGTGAAACCCGTTCCAGTGACACTACTTACTTCAAAGTAATCTCCTGATGCCATATTCTGAGCATTGATACCAATAGAGGGTAAATTAGTATTTGCTCCAAGCAAAGAAGAAGTACCAACAAAAAACGGGTGAGTAAAAGTAATAGCTTTAGCTCCTGCTCCGCTTGCTGTTAGATTACCTTGTTCTGTTCTTCTCTGTAAAGATGCTGTATAGCCTAACTGTGAAACTTTTATATCTTGTGCAGTATCTCTGCTTGTAAGTTTTGCTCTAAATTGAAATCCTCTGCCTTTATAAGTTCCGTTAGCAAAAGTTTGAAAGTCAGTATAAGTAGGAGATCCAGATGGATTGTCCTGTGTAACTCTTACTAACATTTCAGCATTAACTTCTGTAGCTGTAAGCCCATCAAAATCCGTAATATCATCAATTAAACCTCTTGAATCAAATAAATCTGATGGATAAAATCCTTCTGTTAAAAAATGACGCTTGAGATCAAGACTAAATACACCACCTAAATCTAAAGTATCTCCACCAGCAGTTCCTCCAAAATCATAAGTTCCTTCTGGTACGATCCCACCAAAATCATCTAATGAGGCAACAGCATCAAAATCTGTAATAGCATCAAATGTACCGCCACCAACTAAATTTAGTGTGTTCGTTGTTGCATCAAAAGCAACATTAGTTTTTGTTCCTTGAAATTTAGGACTATCAGTATCTTCTCTTCTGGTTTGTGTAACAAGTGGAGCTTGGTTATCTGGTAATTCAAGAATTACACTCGTTTCTCCTGCACAGAATCTACCTCCATCATCTTGGAATTTTAAAATATACTCGCCTTCAAGATATGGAACTTCTGCTGTTGTTGTATTACCAGCTAACGCTTGAATAAGATCAGTGCTATTTGTAAATGTACCATTACCATTAGTTAGAGGAGAATGTCTGACATATACCCTACCTCCATGAGTAACATCTAAATCTGTAGATAAATTCCAACGTAATCTTACTAATTTTTCATTTATTGGTTCGGCTGATAATCCAGTAACATTTGATGGTAATGCAGTTTTACCAACAGCATTGAAGGTTAAATCAGCAGAAGTAGCACTTGTCTGTAATGCAGCGTTATAGCTGAACACTTGAAACTCATACGTTCCAATATCAGTATTGAATATCTCGAAATCAGGAGAAGAAACTGTTGTAGAAACAAAGTTACCATTATTGAATCTATAGTTAACCTGATACTGCGTAACACCAACAATAGGTTGCCAACTGACAATAAGTTTTGATACTGCCTGATTATTTATCTCAACTATCTTTTCTTCAGCCTGTAAAGCTGTAGGAGGATCTTTTGGTAAATTTAGTACCGATACTGTTCTTGTTGGTAAAGTCGCACCATCTTCAATAAACGCATACTTTTCATTTACATAAGATAAAGCTGTGATTGCATAATTTATACCATCAGATTCTTCTACTGTTATTACTCTAAATTTCTGAGCTTGAACTGTATCATCTTGCAGTAACCAAACTGTATTAGCATTTGGAGTTTGAGAAAAAGCAGAAGATACTGTTATAACTGCACCTGAGACACTTGATACTGACTTACTTTCGACAGTTCCATCAGGTAATATGACACTTAACGTTGGATTATTTGTTGTTGGTAAATCAGTTGCAGCAGAATCATCTACAGTTATTTGGGTTGTTGTAGCGGAACTTACTCTGCCACCTCTTCTAAGACCAGAACGAACAGGATCAGCTATCTCTATAACAGCACCAGGTCTGACAACAACACCAGAATCTATAGAAGTTGCAAATGCAACAATTTCACTTTCATTTTGTTCAGCAAATAAAATAGCTTTTGCTAATCTTCTAGCCTGACCTCGGCTGGTACACGCAAATCCTTTCACTTGCTTAATAATTACCCCTAGTTTCGCTATCGAAGCAGTATCTTCATAAACCTCGTAATCTATTTCTCTACTATCCATATTAAAATAAGAAACAGAAATAACTGTATTTCTTGTTTTTAATCCACTTCCTGAGTAATTAAAACCTTCTTCAGTTACATTAGCTAAGTTAAATAAATAGCTTGCATCTTTTGGACTATCTTGAGCAAGAAGAATACTACCAGCAGACCATATCGGCATACATCTCATAACACCAGCAAGCTCATTTATTAAATCAAATGCTTCACTAGATGATTGAATATTTACATTGCAACTGAATCTAGCTTCTTGTCCTCCAAATCCATCATCAACAAGAGTATTAGCAAACTTACTAGCAGTAACAAAAGAAAAAAGATCAAGAGAACTCTCTGTTATATGATTGCCGAATCCATAGCGTGTATCCAAAAGCAAGTCCAGTAGCACCATGCTTGGGCACGAACACCATTGAGCAGCACCCATAACTCCATTAAAAATGTATCCATCAGGATAAACAATACGACCAGTTGTACTATCAACAGTGGGAGTACCAGAACTGTTAGCACCCGCTCCAGGTATCCTTACCTTTATTCCTCTGATTCTGTACTTTCTGCTAGGTATTGATTGAAACTGCATGGAGTCCAACCTGAGAGAAGCATAAGCACTATTGGCATAAGTATTAGCATCATCAACTATTTCAGCAAAACTTGTCCATTGAAATGAATCCTGCAAACTTGTATCTGAACTATCAGCAGTAATTCTGGTAACTCTTATATCAACAGGAAAAGCACCTGTAAAATTGATTCTGTAATCTCTTTGGTACGCATCAGCAGTTCTTCCTGTAATAGTGTCAGAAATTACATCAGTAAAGCCACCAGAGTTATATTGAACAGCAATCTTTAGTGAAACAGATGAACCAAGTAAATCTCCCTTATCTGTTGCTTTTTGTATTTGAGGAAAAGTTATTGTGATATTTGCAGCATCAACATTTGAATTTGTAATTTGTCTAG